TGAGAACCTCTCCAGCTGCAGCGAGCACATGGGGCTTGTGGGGAGCAGCCTCGTTAGAGAGGGCTCCACTGATCGAACCAAGGTTCGGCTGGCACTCGAGGTTGAACACGACCTCAACGGTGATCGCGTCCGCCTCGCTTGCCTGCATACCAGTTCCCACAAGAGTCAGGTAGTCCCAGGAATGGGCTTCCGACATACTAATGTACTCTTTCCATACGTTCCCCACTGGCTTAGAAGTCCAGTGGACAGCATCTTCCGAGACCGGGTAGATCTTCTTCTCCTCAAAGAACGACGTGCCATAGTCGAAAGCGGCACTGGAGGTCGATTCCGGTGTGGTGATATACCGGACCGACCCCTTCTGCTCAGTCGGCGCGAGCTGACTGTAGACGCGCACGCCCCAGCTCACAATCCGATACTTGTCAGCAGCAGAGCTAACAGCGACATAATCGCCGACATTAAACGACCCACCCCAGGTATCCACGGAGGATCCGGAGAACGTCGCGCCCGGCTTAAAAGTCTCGGAAAGTGAAGGACGAATTCGCAATGCACCAAGACCAGAGGCGTCACTAGCCATGCTCGTAATAGCGCGAACTTGGACAGTAAAGCTCTTGCTCGAATTGTCGTCCGGGATCTTCGTGCCCCTAGCCTCTTCCGAGAAGGGGTCCGAGAGCCCGACCGTAGCATTGACATCATGGTCACTGTAGGCGAAGCCCAGGTGGCCACGCTGGTTCCGAACTGGTGCGGTACGCCGCTGCTTGACTTTGACAGTTTTCGTCTTCGAACGGGTCATCTTAGAGCAAATGGTTGTTTGTTGAAGTTGTGTTTTCAGTTGATCGTGTGTGTGAGGTTGATTGTTGTGAATGTTGTTGTTGAGAATCGATCAACGAGTGCGGCGGAGGTAAGGATACGAGAGTCCAAAGCGTTGAGGTCTTGTTCAATAGCCACTTGGTCGTCGGGGGACAAGGCAAACGCTTTGTGGAAAGACAGACGTGTTTCAGGGCAGGGCTCGGCGAACCGAGTCTCCATCCCATGACTCAGGAACTGCATACCGGTGGTGTACTCCCTCTCGGGCGCGTCACCAGTGATCATCGAGCGGTAGAAGGAGCAAAAGATTGGCATATCGCCAGCCAAAGCTCCCCCACACCACCCGACTGCATTGCGCAGTTCCGACATGTCTGCCACTGTCGTGGCGTGTTTGAGTGAGAGTGAATCCTTCCCAATACACACGCGCGGGTCTCGAACCATTCTGTAGTGGCGCCCATCGAACACAGGTCGACTCTGACAGAAGTCGACATGCTCTAGCTCGAAAGCAACGCCTTCTAACTTCATGGTGAAACCCAACTCACGAAAGTAAAGCTGGTAGTTATCAAGTAGCAGCTGCAGGTGCTCCTGCTCCACAAAGAGCACACCATCATCCCCGTCATTAGCGAACTCAAAACGCCGGAGTCCCATATCAGTCACGAAGGACCACATCATCGCACACATGGTTAGGCAGTTCCCCATCGCGGTGTCCATATCACCGGACATCCGCGTACCCCTCAGTGTGTACGAGAACCCCCCTCCGGGGGCACGAGCGAAGCAACGATTGACCCTGCGCATGCGGTTGAGGAGCCGAAGTTCCTCTCGACCCACCGCCACTGCTTCTTCCAGACTATGTTCCCAGGCAATAATGTCCCGAGAGCAATGCTGGTCAAATCGTG